GTCTGTGAGAACTATTTCTAATCTTTCACTTGTTGCATTTGCTGTGACACTTGAAATGTTTGGTGCACCACTTGCCGCAACATAGTCTACAGTTACAAGAATAATCACATACTGTCCATAAAAACCTTCTATGTTTGTGTCTCCAGGATTGATAGTAGTAACAGTTTCTTCTCCAGCAAATGCACCTGTGTCACTCACATATACTGAATATTCACTTACACTGCCTGTGGCTTGTGTTGCTACTTGTAGGTTAAAATACTGTGAACTGCCTAGATCCAATTGTTCTGTTAACCAAGTTAGTTGTGCCGCAGGTTCACCAGTCCAGTTTGTCCACGTGTCCCAACTTGTTATATCGTCCCAAGTGCTGGTGCTGGGTGCTTCAATTAGGTTAGTGTCTAAGTTCTGTATACCATTGTATGTAGGTAGCGCCATTATAATCTCCCTGGTGACACACTAGTCAGTGTAAATGTTGAATGTGCTTTTCTGTTCCACAATCTAGCCGTGTCTGCTAATGGTGCTATTGCTTGATCCAAATTCTTTTGTAGAACAGTTGGATACACACTTAGCGTTGTAGGATCAATTTCAGTAATTCTGTCACCTGCAAACGGAATAAACACGCCTTGTCTTGTGCCATTGAACGTTGCTGAAATAGGAGGCAATCTAAGTGCTACACTTGATTCTCCGTTGTTGTCTACAGCAATAGCAATGTATTCAAAGTTCTCACCAGTAAAGCCTGTGACCCATCCTGGTAAAAACAACAATTTATTGTAGTTTGAAATAGCCTGGGCTGGATCAAAGTAACCATTAAATTCTTGGTAACTCAAAGGATATTTTAGATTTGCTGTTACTGTGCCACCTGAGTTGGTAGTTGTAACTTCTACTTTCTCCCATCTGCCAGCGCCTAGTTTGTTTAGATCGTAACCACCATATGAGTTGTTTGGTTTGTAGTATCTGCGATACACATTCAACTGTTGATAGTTTGCAATGTGTGCGTGACTAAACACCAACTTAAAATAACCATTTGGTCCATTGAAGTTGCTTTTTGGTATGTTTAGACTCCACTCTTCTACGTTAATTCTAGGATTCGCAGGAGCAGGAAATGGCTTGTCTACTTCTACAAGAGCATCTGCTGTTGTTAATAGTTTGAAGTTATACTTTTCTTTGAAGTTAGGCGGAAAGCCGTTTGATGGTATGTCAGCGCCTTGTTGTCTATCTGTAATATAGCCTGCACCTAACCAACTAAATTTTGCTTCTTCTCTTGATGCACCATTCCAATACAAAGGTGTAATTACAACTTCATATTCATCTTCATATGTAATAGGTATTCTGTCAAACCATAAACCTTCTGATGTAAGTCCAGTTTTTGTAATAATATATTCTTCAAAGTCTGGATCAGTGCCTGGTTCAATTATTCTTGTTCTTACTTTTACACCTGCCCAGTCTAACAAGAAACTTGAGTCTGGTGGTGATAGGAACAATCTAATGTTTGGTGATTCATAGTCTGGAAACAGTGTATGCACACCAACAGTAATTAAATCTTTTGTGCTTGGTGCACTTGGATCTTGCAATACAATGTTTACTGTGGTATTGTCTTCTGTTCTTGTAGCCGCACCATATGTAGGATCAAAGTCATAGAAACCAAACGAATTAACTTCTACTTTTAAGCCCTCAAATCTTACTTGTTTTGTGCTTTCCTTGCCATCCTTGTATGTAAACCTAAGAATGAAATCATAGTGCTGTTGATCGTTTGTTGGTTGCGAAGGATATACTGGATTTCCAAACACGCTCATTGTTACTGTTTGTGGTGTGCCAGGCACATAATCATTTACTCCGCCAAATAGAGTCTCTTGATAATTCCAAACATCAGAAATACTAGGTTTGTAGTATATTTTTACACCATTAACATCGTAGTTGATTGGATCATTATATATTTCTTGTGTTAGTGTAAAGTCAATTTCTCTAGGTGACTTAGGTGCGGAACCTGTGAGTTTTGTTCTTGCTTCAATTTTAGAGAATGTATTGTCTCTGTCTGTTCTTGAACCAATCTCTGGTGGAACCCAACCTGGACCTACTGTTTCAATAAAGTCTTTAGGATCACTTGTGTCAACTGCCGCACTTGGTGTTAAGAATACTGTGTTTATTTTAGTAGAATATTCTCCACTGCCATATTTTACTCTTGTTCTAACTGTGATACTTGCTCTACTGTTTGCCGCAAATGGACCTAGTTTGAAACGACCCGTTTCGCCTGGACCAGGACGATCCTTGACTTCCATATATCTCCAAGGTTCATCTCTACCTTGACGTTGATAGTATACTTGAATATAATCGTATGCTGGATTCTGTGGCTGACGGAAATAAATGTCAGCGTAAACTAAATCACCTTCTGCTGTGTAATCAATAACTGTGATGTCAACAATATCTGTAAGTGGCAACGGTGGAGGCACTATATCTGGTGGATTTGTAATTGAGCCGCCGTCATCACCTGGAGGCGTTGGCGGTGGTGTTACTGTATCATCTGGTGGATCATCTGTAACTGGTGGATCTTGTATTGGATCATCTGGTGTTCCTGTAGTGCCATCAATTCTTAAAACATTGTTTTGTCTTGCACTCAAACTACCAAATGCACTGGTGTTTGTAATTCTAACGTCATATGGTTGATTGCTTGAATCCATATCTGCAATAGTTTCTATAACTATTTCAGTTTCGCTATTTCTTGTGGTTGTGTTTGGTGTATACTGTTGTCCGTCATCACCAATGAATACAGCCGTTGCGCCAGTTTTATAATTTGTTCCTGTAACAGTTACTGAGTTGATGCCTGGTGTGCTGAACGTCTGTGGATTCACACCAGTAATAGTTGGTGATTCATATGTAACAGGCACCACTGAGTTGGTTGGTGGCACAAGTCCAATAGGAATTGTTGTGTCAAACAATGGATAGATGATTGTTGCACCTCTTGGTGTATAAGTTGGCAATACAATATCTTCTTCGCCAACTCTTGTGTGCGGATATATTGAGTCTGGGTTTCTAACACACGCCAATGCAACACTCATATCATTGTTGTATTTGATTGAAACAACACGCCAAGGTGTTGTTCCAAAGTTCAACATATGACTTTGTATTCTAATGTTGTCGCCTACTTCTAATTCTATACCTTGTGAAGTAACTGTTAGAGTGCAACTTTCTTGAAGTCTACTTTTATTGAATATAAGTTTTGCCATATCTTTGGCAATAGCATAATTGGTAATTCCGCCAAATGTTGCGTCAAGTTTGTTTACACGCCCACCGTCTTTGTCTATATAGGTTTGTCTCTCTGCGGCTGATTCAGGGTATACAACAGTGTCATTACTCCATTTGTTGTCTGGGTTGACATAAGTTATACTCACTTGGTTATATTTGCTTGTTGCTTCTACCGCACTATAGGTGATGTCACCAACTATGTTGTCTTCATCAAATGTTGCTACGATGGTTGCTGTGCCTGATGTAATATCTGTGTCGTTGCCAGCATCTTCTACTCTTAATTTGAATTTACCTTGTATGTAAGGCATATATGCTCTACAGTTTGGTAACAGTGTCTTAATGTTGTTGAATATAGTGTTGCCGGTGTTTACTACATAATTGAGAGTGTGTATTGGTCCTCTAATACCACTTACATATTCTACTTGTGTGTTGAACTTGTTTGCTGTTGTTTCCCAACTGGTCCAATCAATGTCGTCGTTGACAAGTCCTTTACCATAACGTGGATTGCGTAGGTAATCTAAAATACATTCTGCTGGGTTTGTTGAATATCTTACTGGTGCGTTGTCGTATGTGTAACTTGATGGTGTGCCACTTGTTAGCGCCGCAACTTTTTTACCTAGTATACACGCCTTTATTTCAGGTATGCCGCCACTGAATGGATTTGCTTCTGCATCTTCATTTGTTTCAATTTTCTTCCAATAGTAACGAGCAAACACCACAGCCATACCGTTGTATACCATTGAGTTTTTCCAACTAGGTGCATCCTTACATATACTCCACGTGCCAACACCACTTACACTTGGTGTATTATTATACACACCGTGACTGAATTGTAATTGCACTCTGTCTTTGTATCTGCCTTCTGTAATGTTTACAGTTTGTCCATTGTTGAGTTGTCTAATAATTGTTTCTGGTAGTTGGTTGTCATCAATAAAGATTTCACGTAAACCTTCAATTGTGCCTTCACTCAGCACATAAGCAACCCAAAGATATTGATTGTTTGTAGATCCTGTTTCTGCAAATGTAATAGCACCACCAACTTTGCGATATCCATATACTACTGGTATAGGAGTTTCACTGCCTTGTCGTGTAAATTGAACACCTTGTTGGCGTTCTGCTTCTGCTTGTGCATCAGGCACATCATAGCCACCAAACAATCCAAGGAATGGTTGAACAACAAAGTTGACAACACTTTTTACACCTTTGACAACGGCTTTGACAACACTTTTTACACCTTTGATAACACCTTTGACAACCTTCTTGATGCCTTTAACTATACCACTCATAGATCAATCTCCTTTGTCATAAAGCATCCTTCAGTAAATCCAATACTTGTGTATACACGTTTAGTTCTTTCTGGATCAATGCCAATGTCGCCAGCGGTTAAACTGGTTGCATCCATTGCAACAGCCCAGTCTTGAAATTCATCTACTAATCTACGAAACGCATCCATTGAACGTTTTTCTTTCAGCACATATATCATTTCAATATGTGCATACAAAATTTGATCGTTCCAAGGTGCTTGTGTTAGTCCGCCACTTATAAAGCCTACTGGACGATTGTTGTCTAACAAACTAAACCAACAAGCATCAGGAGAAATCAAACGACTTCTTATTGAACTAACCACTGAGTTCTCGTCATATTGTGCACCTAGTGCTGGATTTGTTTCACCTGCTTCATCAGCATATTGACGAAATAGATTTACATTTAAGTCTATTTCTTCTGGACGCATTGTTCTTACAATCATTCTAATCTACCCCATAGGAATTCTGTGTTGCCTACGTAACCAGCCTTTTCCATTGCTGTGTCATATTTTACACCTTGCAATAACCAATTACTCCAATTGTTTGTTTTACGCCCTGCTAGTCTTTCAAAGTCTGCAAACTTACTTGCACATTCTACTGATATTGAACAAGTGCTTGAGTTTTCTTGAATGCCTACATTGTATATCACACCATCATACATTAGTATAGGTGTTGATACAATTTGTAGGTCCGTGGTGCTTAAAAACGCTTTATAAACGCACACTCTTTTTAGTTCAGGTTCTTTGTTTACAAATTTGTCAATATATCCACTAGGTAGCCCTGACAAGTTGATTGTAAACTTGCCTACCTTTACGTCAAAGTCTTCGTTGATTGATGAGTATGCTAAAAACTCACCTTGTGCTGAATATACATTGGTGCCTGCTTCTGGTGCTGTTGGTGAATTAAAATCAACATCAATTGCACCTGATGCTAGGTATATTGTGTCACTTGAATTTGATGCATCTTTGAGATGTAGTTCAATTAAGTCTACAGCAAAGTTTACATCACGGTAGTATTCATCTCTTAGTGTTGTGTCTGTATAGAAACTCTTCATTTACCAAGTCTCTCTCATATTGACATTTAGTGATGTAAAACCCCCTACGCCAATATCATACTGTTGAACATCTGAATCAAGTATTGCTGTGAATTTTACGTCATTAAATTCTAAACTTGTTGCGTTTGGAACATCTGCTACTAGGCTTCCTGAGAAATAAAGTGTCATTGCACCACCGCTGTCTGCTGTTGCTGTGCCTACTACTTGATAAACTTTTGAATGATTTGCAAACTTGATATAGTCGCCACCAATTAGAGTTTTGCCAGCACCACAGTTTGTAACAGTAATTGTCTTTGCACCTTTGGTTGCTGATCCTGTTATTGCACCTGAATTAATTGGATTTGTTGAATTTGTATAACTTATTTCTGGAAGTATAACTTCAAAACTAAATGCAGGTCCGTATGTTTGACTTAGATAGCCTAAAACAATTGACGATTCAACTGGTGTAAGTGTTGGATATTTTACTTGCCAACTATAAAAACTTGTGCCATATCCTGTTCTACGTGATTTGCCACTGAATGTTTCAGTTGTCAATGTTGGTGTGTTAGTTCTAAAACTAATACTATTGAAA